TGGCAGACTTGGTCGGACTGCCTGGAATCACCAACTCGCCGGTGACCCGGCCCCAAGTTCGAGAGAACCAGACGTCGGCCGTCAGCGGGTCGAGGTCGCCGTTGTTGTTGCCGTAGAACGGGCCGACCTTCGGGCCGAACGTCGAGAAGACCGGAACGACCTCATCGACGAGATACGAGCCGGGCTTCCATGTTCCCTTCTTCTCGCCAGGAGAGGCGAAGTCCGCGAAGAACTTCTCGATGTCGCCAGCGCGGAGCGACCGGCCCTGGAGCAACTCCCTTGCCGCTCGAAGCCCTGCCGCCGTGTCGATGCTGCCATCGGTTCGCTTGCCGAGCGTGTCTACGATCTTCTGGAACCTGCGGAGCGACTTCTTGATCCCGGCTCCGGTCACGCCGAGCGAGTCGGAGGTCGTGACGAGCCCGTCGCCATAGAAGAACTTCTGAAGCAGCGAGTCAGTTCGCTGCATATTGATGAACGGCGATGCGTTGGGGCTGGTGATCGCCTGAAGGACTCGGAACAAGTGTTCCGCGTCTTCCTGCTCGATCATGGCTCCAGACTTCGTTCGCCCGCCGCGGACTTCGGGGATCATCCCGGCGAAGGCCGCCAGTTGCTCCTCTCGCTCCTCTGGTGAATAGAACTTGGGCTCGATGCCTCGCCCCGTGGCCTCGCGGACTTGCTCTTCCAGGGCGGCGAGAATGTACTCGGACTCTGCGCCGTCAAGCACCTTCTTGCCCGTGTCGATTTTCTCGCCTCGGATCGTGTCTTGCTCCGACGCCAACGCGCCGCCGACGTCCACGGTGCCGACGAACTCGCGGCCGCCCCGGCCCTCGTAGACATGCGCGTCGGGGATCGACGTCGAGGCGATTCTCTTCCCGTCGTCGCTGCGCGTGGTAGGTGGATTCTCTCTGGCCTTCGAGGTCACGAGCCCTGCGGACTGGCCCGGCGTCCAGATCACCGACCTGGGCTTTTCGCCTCCGGGCTTAGGCGAGTCACCTCCCCCTGCACCTTCCTGGCAGTCGTTGCCGGGGGCGAACGTGCCGTCTGCCTTCTTGTCTGATGGCCCGCAGTCCCGCTGCTCGATCGCCCGACTCAGGCCGCCAAAGAATCCCATCACCGACATCGAGCGGCGGCTCACCTCCTCGATCAGCCAGCCCAAAAGGGTTCGACCCTCGGCGACGTTCCGCTCCTTGAGTTTGGGAAGCAGTTTCTTGAGCCTCGCCAACTTCTTGTAGCCCAGGGACTTCCTGTCCTTGAGGTCGATGGTCATATCAACGCTTGAGCCGTTGTCGTCCCACCACTTCTTGCCCTCGCGAGTGGAGATCAACTGCTGAAGCGTGAAGCCCTTGGAGGTGAGTTTCTTGGCCTGCTTGGCGGCCTCGCTCGCCGACTCAGGGGCCTTCTTCTTGAAGGAGGCGAGGACGATCTCGGGAGGGACTTGGTACTGAGTCAAATCCAACTTCGCGTCGAATCCGAACTGCGGCCAGAGCCGATAGCCCTGGTAGTAGGGATCGTCGCTGTCGCCTGCGGCGTAGGTCGAGGCGCGAACCGCGCCGGCTTTCTGGGCCGACATGAGCGACTCGATCATTCGCTCCTGCATGAGACTTGCGATCCGAAGGCGAGTCTTGTCGCGAGCCCCCGCGTCAAGTCGCGATGGGTCGGAGACGCCTTTGGGTGTGTTTAGGCCTCCGTATGAGACCTCCAGGCCATCGTCGTACTTGGTCAGGTCTACGCTGGTGATGACGCTGCCGACGTCCTCGTCGTCAGGGTCGATCGGCGAAGAGATGAAGATGCTGACAGTCTCAGGCCCGAAGTTTCGCACGCGGACGTCTGCGCCTCGGATTGCGCCGCCGCCGATCTTGACGGCCGTGTCGAGGTCTTTGACGCCGACTGCGTCGAGCGCGGCGGCGACGTTCTTGGGTCTCTCGATCGCCAGTTCGTGGAGCCGCTCGCCGCCGATGACGGGCGAGCCCTCCTTGAGGGACTTCGAGTCGAGGAAGACAACGTCGTCCTCAGACTTCCGCCACTGCTCCCGCTTGGCTCGCGATGGAGGCCTGGGCGACGAGCCGCCGCTTTGGCCCTGCCCGCCGCAGTCGTTGCCTGCCGCGAACCGGCCAGTCTCGTCCTTGTCGGAGCCGTCGCACGAACGACGCTCGAAGTCGTCGATCGGATACCAGGAGCGGCCTTCGTTTCGCTTCTTCAGGGCGGGCAGTTTCTTCAACTCCTCCTGGAACTTCTTGTACCCCAGGGAGTTCTTGTCCTTCAGGTCGAGCGACATCTCGATGGAACTGCCGTTGTCAGTCCACCAGTTCTCGCCGGCGCGGAACTGCATGAGTTGCTGGATCGTCACGCTCTTCACCTGTTGGCGAAGGTTCTTGATGACGACCTCTCGCGGAATCCTTCCGGTGCCTTGCGAGGGAATGTCGACGCCTGTGGCCTTGAGCAGAATCTCGTCCGGAATCTTCGCCATCAACGACTTGGGAACCTTGGCGTCGAAGCCGAACGTCGGCCAGAGCCGGTAGCCCTTGACGTAAGGGTCGCCCTTTCTGCCGACCGCCATCGTTGCGGCCTTCGAGATGCCGGCCTTGTCGGCGGCAAGCAGCGATTCGAGCATTCGCTCCTTCAGGATGCTCGCCAGTCGTAGCCGCTTCGCGTTGTTCTCGCCACCCTCCTGGGCCTTCGCGTCTCCCAGCGTTCCGCCCGGATGGAAGTCGGAGTAGTCGACGACAGTCTCGCCTTCTCCAAAGCCCTCCATCAGCATCACGCTGGTGGTTGCGTTCGGACTAGAGGGATCGGATGGATCGACCGGCGAGGTGAGCGAGACCGTGATCGCCTCGTCGTCCATGTCGCCGACCGAGATTCGCGAACCGCGAACAGCGCCGCCGCCAATCGCAACGATCGAGTCGAGGTCATCGACCCCCAGTCGCTTCATCGTGGCGGCCACAGCCTTGGGCTGGGCGATCGCCAGAGACTCGATCTTCGAGCCACCAGAGAACGTCACCTCACTGTCGCTCGTCTTCCAGGAGTTGTCGCGGGCTGCGGGAGGAAGTCCGCCCCCTGCCCCGTCTTCCTGGCACTGGTTCTTCGGCGCGAACGTGCCGTCGGCGTTTTGGCCACAGCCAGCAGCGCGATGTTCGGTCTCGGCGAAGATCGCGCGGTAATCCCCGCCGCGAAGAGTCGCCTCGCGGAAAATCACGGAATCACCTCACTTCCGGCCACCTCCCGGGCGAGCGACAGGATGTCGTGTCCGTACATCTTGCCGGCCATCACTCCGGCGAGAACCTCGGCCACCAACTCGCGACCGTTGATCGCAGCGACTGCCGAGACTTGTTCAGCGATGAGGCTCCGCTGCTCGGCGGAGAACTCGACCGCTACGGCGGCCTCGTAGGACTGAGGGTTCGCCCTGGCGTGAATCCGGTGAGCCGCCTCGTGGATGTAGGGGTTCGCCTGCGAGGCGTATCCCGCCTGCAACTCATCCGGAAGCGTCGGCGAGACGAGCAGCACATCGTCGCGGTGATCGTAGACCGCGATCGCCTCGCCGATGTCGCGAACCTCGACGCGGGGCATCTTGCTGCCCATCGCGCGAGAAGCGGTGGCGATCAGTCTTTCTTGGGCTGTTGCTCTTTCTTCGCCTTCTCTTCGTCGAGAATCCGGCGACCGTGTTCGCGGATCGCCGCTGCGATCGACTTTGCGTCGAGCCCGCCCGGGAGATCGAACCGAACGAGATTCTTTTCTTTTTCTTGTCCGTCTGCCATCGTAATTCTCCTTCCGGATTTCGTCCTTGGCGTTCAAATCCCAGATCGCCAACTGATTCGTGCTTTCGGCCGAATCAATCGCGTCGTCGAGATCGTCGAACTGCTCGGACAGATCAAGATATACCTTCCCGGTTGCCTTGTCCAGCCAACCCCCCACATGGAGCGTCGGCCGGGCCTTGAAAGCCTGCTCGTTGTCTCGGAGAAACTTCTCCATGACTTCGTCGGTCACGGCATCCGGAGAATCAAGAATCGTCTCGGCGGCCGGGACGACAGAGACCATGTAGCCAGTTGTCGGGCTATCGGCCGTGAATGGGTTGACCGAGAAGCCGCCGCTTTCGCGGATGGACTTGAGGGCAGCCCTTGTAGTCTCGCCAGTCTTGAAGTCTTTGTCAGCGTCGGGACTGGGGTCAGAGCCCCCGTCTCCATCTCCATCTCCATCTCCATCTCCATCTCCGGTCGGCTCCCGGCGGTCGCCGTCACCGTCGCTGCTGCTTGGCTGGTCTTTTCCGTCGCTGTCTGGCGACGAGTCTCCATCGTCGTCCTGGCATTGATTCTTGGGGCCGAACTTCCCGCTCTCGTCGCGGCCGCAGTCGGCGGCACGGCTCTCCTCCTCGACCCGCTGCTCGGGAATCGAGAGCCTCTCGTCAGGGATGATCCAGAGTTTGCAGATCGCGTCAGGGCGAATCGAGCCCTTCACGATCTCGCACGACCCGCCCTCTTCGTAGTAGACGCAGTTGCGGCAGAGAATGCCTCGCGAGGCGAACGGATTCCGTTCTTGGTAGTGCGAGTCGGCCTGCGACCAGCGTCCCTTCTCGCGGACGATCTGCTCCTGGGCATCGTAGAGCGACTGGTTCTGCGGCGAGAGACGCCGCTGCTCGACGGCCTCGGCCTTCTTCGCCTTCTGGAGTTCCGCGACCTTGACCGCGAACTCTTCGCCGCTCTGGGGATCGACGACGAGAGCCACGGGCTCGCCCGGCTGCACCTCGACCTTCTCGCCGCTCTTCAGGTCGAGCGTTCCCTGCTCCATGATGTGCTTGAGTTCGCCGATCTTTCCGTCGCCCCAGGTCACGACGTCGCCCTCGGCGATCGGCTTCTTCTCCGACGGCTGGCCCTTGGGGGCCTCGGGCGGCGCCTCGCCGACCTTGACGCCAGGGAGACTTGGCTTCGCGCCGGGCATCTCCGGCGGCGGGCCGCCTGGAGCGCCGCCCATCATGGCCGCCATCGGGTCTTGCGGCTGCTGCGGCCCCTTCACGGCCTGTTCCAGCGGAATCATGTTCATTGCGACGAAGTGCTTGTCGCCATGCTCGATCGGCGGCAGGCCCTCGTCGTGACGAGAGTCGTTGATCGAGTAGATGCCCAGGTTCTGCATCGTCGAGTAGAAAGCCGCGCGAGCGTTGCTGTTCGCTCGCATGAGGGCCTTGGTGTCGAACTCGGCGAAGAAGACGTCGTCGTTGTAGATCAGCGACCGACTGATCCCGCTCTCGATCCGGCGAAGCCACGGCACCAGGGTGTAGGTGACGAACTCTTGGCCGGTCGCCTCCATGTTCCCGCTGCTCTGACCCTGCACCAGCGAAATCGGCAAGCGGTAGACTCGGGCGATCTCCTCGCTCTGAAACCTCCGCGAATCCAGGAACTGACTCTGCTCGGCGTTGAACCCGACTTGCTCGACCTTGAGTCCATTCGTGAGGATCGCCGTTCGGTGAGCCCGGTCGCTGCCCTTATGCAGCCTCTCCCAGTTGTCCCGCAGCCGCTCGGCGGCCTCGGGCGAGAGCGAGTTGTCCGTCTGGAGGACAACGCCTGGGCGGGCTGAGTTCGCCCAATACTTGCTCGCGTGAATCTCGCAGGCGCGAGCCAGGGCGATCGCCTCTCTCGCGATCTCGATCGGCACCATGCCCTTGATCCCGTCGGGCTCCGCTGTCCAGCGGATGTGCATGATCTGGTCTTGCGTGTACCGCTCCAGGCGGCCGTTCTCGGGGTTCGTGTACGAGTACCGCAGGCGGCCGTTCTCAAGTCTCTCAACGTCCATCCGCGAGGGGTGGAGGTTGTCGAGCGCCGAGACTGCCCCGTATCGCCCAGAGCGAATGAGGCTGTAAGAGTTGCCCCAGAGGGTCAGATTCATGACCATCTGCTCGAAGAACTCGAACTTGGTCTGCCACTCGTTAGGCGCGAAGGCCAAGACTTTGTAGAGCGGAATGTCGGCGGCTGGCGAGGAGCCGCCGTTTTCGCTTCGCCGCATGACATGAAGCGGCAGACTCGAAATGGTTTCGGCCAAAATGCGGCAACAAGCCAACACGACAGTGCTGGCGAGGGCAGTCTCGGGCGTGATCCGAATCTCGGCGGCTGTCCGCCACTGGCCCATGAACATCTCGTCCGAGAGGAGGAAGTTGTTCCAGGCGATTGACCGCACTTCGGGCGACTCGGCCCCCCGTTCCGGTGTCCAGACAACGTCGGACAGCACCCGCTCTTCGCTCATAGGACGATGATCTCCGGGTCGGGCATCCTGGCTCCGGCGGTCGCGTCAGCCGCGAGCGCGATCGCCATCGTCAAGGCCGCCATCCCGTCAACTCTTGCCGAACTCATGGGGGCTGGCTTCTGGATTTTGATGTAGCCCTCTGAGTTCGTTCGCAGAACGCAGTTCGAGGCGTGGTTGTTGAGGATCGGATTGTCCGCAGTTCGCAGTCGCCCTTGGGCGATTAGCGTGTCCAAGAGTTTCGTCGGGTGATTGAGCGAACTGAAGGTCTGCGAGAAGCCTACCACGCACAATCCTTCCGCCTGAAGTTGCTGCTGGAGGTGGTGGGCGTTGTAAGGGTCGGCCGCGATCTTCACGACTTGGTGCTTCTTGGCGAACTCCAGAATGTCTCGCCGGATGAACTCGTAGTCGCAAGTGTCGCCGGGCGTGAGCGTCAAGCCGACCCGGGGATCGCGAGCCCACATGACGTAAGGCACCTCATCCCGCCGCTGGGCAGCGTTGTCCTCCGGTATCCAGAACCGACAGATGACGTCGAAGACCTCGTCGCCGTTCTCTTCGTCAATCGCTTTCGAGACCGCGACCAGGGCATTGACGTCCCAGGTGGTCGCGAGGTCAAGCCCCAGAAACCACTCTCGCTTCGTGTCTGGCGTCGGGTAGCCACGCTTGCACCGCTCCCACCGGGTCAGGTCAACGAACTTGTTCGAGCCCTGCACCCAGACGTTGAGCCTGTATCGCAGGAAGTCCGCCAGTCTGGCCTTCGAGCCCTCGGCGTCCCGAACGTCGGCCTTGAACGACTCCTCGTCCATCGTGACGCCGAACGAGGGATTCGCAGCCTTCCAGACCTCGGGATCTCGGTAATCATCCTCGATCGTCGCCCCGGCCACGAAGGCGAAGAACTGGTCGTCGAACGAAGGATCGACCATGCACTTCAGGGCGTGTTCGTGCAGTTCGTAGCAGACGCTCGCTCGGTCAGTGCCGGCAGTGGTAATGGCGAGGATGAGGCTTTGGGCTCTGGAAATTCCGCCGTAGCGGACGGCACCCCATAATTTCCGATCCTTCGCTTGATGAATCTCGTCATAGCAGAGCGAATGGATGTTGAGGCCTTCCTGGCGACCGGCGTCGGACGAGATCACCCGCCAGAACGAGTTCGTCGGAGTGCAGGCGATCGTCTTTCGGGACTCGACGACTTCGAGCATCTGGGAGAGGTGAGGGCTCGCCTGGACGAGTTCCTTCATC